TACTAATAAAGCCTGTTCTAAATGTAGAGTTTTGTATTTTTGATGTACTTAATAAGGCTTTATTCAATGCAGGATTAAGGGTGTTAATAACATCATGCAATGCCATTTTATAAGCAACATCACCTGATCTTACATTTTCGTAGAACTCATGCCATGCACCTAAAAATTCACCGTCTAATTTCTGCATTAAAGTTTCTACTTGTTCTGTATAGTCAAACAGATAGCGACCATTCTTTTTAATCTTGTCAAAGTTTGTTTCCTCACGTGTAGTAGCTGTACCGTATTTGGTATCTACTCCATGCTCGGAGCGTTTAGCTGTCTTTGATAACTTTAAGCTGTCTATTAAACGTGAAGCGAAATTATCACGTGCTTGTGCGATGTCACCTGTTAATTTGCGCTGTCTATCTCTAGCAATATCTTTTAATGTATCTAAAAGATTGATTAAGTTCATAAGTGAACCGATAGATTGATCTTGATAGAATGTTCTAATCTCTTTTGCGTTTTCAATGTCATCACAAATCTTTGTGATAAGTTCGCTTGCTAGTGGATAGCTATCATTTAATCGGTCACGTAATTCAGCAACATTAAACTTAGCCGTTCTATCTGATAGGTTAAGATGATCTTTATCTAAGACAATACGCATAAGCTCCACGATGTCTGTATCGTAGTTCTTAGCTAAATCTTTATTTGCTTTACGTATAAAACTCTTATAACCTGTGAGCTTTTTGTCTATATATTTTTTAGCTGTTAGTGTTTGGTCGGCTAATGAGTTTTGATAATACTCATTGTTAAGCTGTTTTAATGCACCCTCTAAATCACCTAGTGCTAAGGCTTTTTTTACTTTGTCGTTACAACGTTTAGCATTACGTCTAGCTCCATTAAAACTAGCACGTCTATATGATGTATTGTCTAAGTCATATTTAGCTAAAGCCTTTAAGCGTTTAGTCATGTTAAAGGTATCATCTTGCATACCAAGTGCAACCTTTACAGCTCGCATAAGGCTTGTGCCTAATTGATGATGTATCTTAGTTACTGTGTGTTGTACATTCTCTAAGTCTTTTGATTGTTCTCTGATAAATTTAGATTGAATTTTCTGTCTTGCAATTTGATGTGCCATTTGCTCAACAGTAGGAGTATGTAACATCAGGTTACAGAATGTTACAACAATATCACTGTCGCCGTTTAACTCTCTAATTTTTTCAAGGTCAAAAGGTAAGAATTTATGATTGTGTTCTAACCACTCATCAAGGGCTACACCCTCGTTGCTGTCATTAAATAAATCTTTATGCTTTTTCTTTAAATATTTAAGTTGTTTTCTGATACTACCTATCTGTTCTGCTAACGGTAGTGAGAACATTTTTGATTTGCGCAGGTCATTGATACCTTGTATGAACTTATTGTTTTGTAAGTCTTTTTTAGCACTGGCATAATATTTTTGATAGTTGCCACTTTCTTTTGTCAACTTATCAAAGAATGTGTTTAATCTCTTTTTCTCTTCTTTAGAAATATTGTTAGGTATATTTTCTCTTAACCTTTCAATATCTTTTAAGAATGTCTTTGAATGTGACATCAAAACTAATGCTTGCTTAAAGTACATAGTACTAATTTCACTATGTAATAAATTTTGCAAAGCTCCAACATCATCAGTCATAGCATCTTGCATTAGTTTCTTTATAGGGTCAGGTAAAGGACTATTAAAGATGTCAGCTGTCATATCCTGTATAGGGTATTGTGTCATAACATCTTGATATAAATACTCACTATCAAATAAACCGTCTGTAAAAAATCTAAAGTTATCATCAGCGTTTGGTAAAGCCTTGTCACCGTATGAATTTAGATAGTTACCCTCAATAATTTTAGCCTTGTTTTCAGGTGTCATCTTTTCTGTAAACAGGGTAGATTTGCTGATAGTGTTTAGAGTTCTTTTTAAATCTCTAAAGATTTCGGAATTAGCAGGCTTGCCTGTAATAATTTCTGATAAGAAACGTGCTACAAATCTTTCTTGTAATTGTGCCCATTGCTCTTTGCTGATTGTATTTATATCAAGGTTAGGATCATACCACTTGATTAAACGGTTAATTTTAGTTTTAGCTGTATTGTTATTCTTAGCTAATTCTTTTGTAGTATCTAAAAACCAATGACTTAATTCGTGAAATACGTCAGTAAATGAGCTATCTTTTTTTAGCTGAATTGTTTTACTGTTAGGATCATAAGTGCCTTTAGCATAAAGATTATCAATAGCATCTTTGTTACTTGTAAGATTTTCTCTATTTACAAGTTCATACTTAGGCTTGAATTTAGCGTACACTTCACGTGCACTAATACCTAAGCTGTCACCTAATGCGGTACAGAATGAGCTAATAGTGTGAGCGATTAAACCTTGATCTCGTGTGTTAGTTTTTATAGCAACATTAGCTAGCTCTTGTTTAATTTCAAGCTCTAAATTTTCTTTGTCTTTTTGTTGTGCAACTGCCTTGATATACTCATCGCCTAATTCAGTTCTTAACTTATTGATTTTCTTATCTGATAAAACCTCTCGCAATTCGCTAGGTAAAGGCTTGCCTTGACCGTCAGTAGTTACATCAGATAAAACCTCTCTAATCTCTTGCGGTAACTGTAACCATTCACTGGGCTTAATCTCTGATAGTGAGCCGTTGCTTTCCTGTGTAAACTTAGTCTTAACATTATCAGGTAAAGTGTTTACATCTATACCATGCTCCGCTAACTTACTGTTTGCTAGCTCACTGTCAACATAAACAGAACGTAAAACACCGTCAGCGATTGTGCCGTTAGTTGCAGTATCTCTTTGAGCTAATGGTGATTTTGCTAAGATGTCTAGGCTTGCTTTATCTTCAATAAGTTTATTTAATGTATTAACGGCTGAACGAATGCCCATTGATTGCTTAACTAGGCTAGGTGCTCTAAAGGCTACAGTAAGAATAGCACTAGGTGCGATACCCTCTTTTAAGCCCTCGCCAAAGTTACTAGCAAACTTACTTAATCTGTCATCAACTTCTAAATAATCATTAACATTGTCTTGTGTAACAGCTGAATATAACCCAGTGCTACCTGCTCCGATGCCTGTACCAAAACCAACATCTTTTGCTGTTTGTTTACCTAGTTCACTGTAAGCCTTATTCTTTAGTTGTAATAATTGCTCCGATGTAGTTTTATTTGTTGCATTCTTGAATACCGTATCAGCTAGGCTTTCTTGTACTTTCTTTCTGCTACCTGCTGTTACTACTTTATATGCACCTTTAACGGCTTTTGTACCACCTAAGAACAAAACATCAGTAAGTGCAAGTGCACCGCTTAATAGAACGTTTTTATATTTATATTTATCGTACACATCTTGCGCATTACCTTTAGGATCATTAGCTAAGATTTGCATAACGGTATCGCCTTGTGATTGTACGTATGTATCATAAGCATTAACACCTGCAAACCCACCCCATAAAGCACCACTAACAGCACCTGCACCAATACCTATATGAGCACCAACAGCACCTGCACTGGCACCAATGCCTGCACCTGCGGCAGCACCTGCAACACCTGCACCTAAATTTTTTAGATTAAAGAATGGCGATACAAAACTATTAATAGCAGAGACAAAACTTCCCCATTTTGTCTCTTCACCTATGCTGTATCTTTCGGTTGCCTGTACATAGTCATTGACTAAATCTTTTACATCAATGCTTTCGCCGTCATTTATTCTTTCAACTAATTGTTGATTGAATTTTCTAGCATTAGATGTATTGTTCCATGCTCTGCGTGTATCATAAAAAAACTTTTCGTCATAACTTCTAAGATTAGATGCAACCGCAAAATATTTGTATGTTTCAGGATCAAGGTTACGTGCAAACTTAGGATCATCTAATAGCTTTTCGCTAGGAATACCATACTTATCAGCGTATTCATAATAAGTATTCATAGCCTTTTGAGCCATTATTTGTGCAACAATTTCATTATTGATTAAAGGTGCACTGCTTTCACCCAGTTCATTGATAGCTTGTTCTGTTTCAGCTTGTGCATTTGTTTTATTTTGTTTTAAAGAATAATCAAAAACATTGTTGATTAACTTTGCACGCGCTCTTTTTTCTTGAACATTTTGAGCGTGAGCATAATCAGATAATGTGGAGCTATCATCTAACTGGACATCAGGAGCTGTTAAATCATCAATAAAAGTATTATTTTCTTTTAAAAGTTGTCGCTCCGTTTCTGATACAAAGTTAGCTCTAGGCTGTTTTACTAATTGTGTAGGATCATATTTTCTTGCAAGTTGTTCTCTTAACTTGTCTTGTTGTTCTTGCGGAAATTGTCTGTCTAATAAAGAATTGATAGTAATATTATCTTCCATAATCACCTACTTTAATTAGATTTTTCTGTATCATCAGGAACTTCGCCTAAATATGAACCGATTGCAATACTATCTGTATCACGTTCTTTTTGTTTCTTAGCTTGTTCATACTGTTTATAAGTTACATCATAACGTAAGAAAATAGCTTTCTTATCTAACGCATAGTTATATAACTGATTAGCACTGGGATATTGACCGCCATTTTCTTGTGCATATTCGCTATCTAGGTTAGCTATTTTTGCAATGATTTGATCGTCAGTGTAACTGTCTTTTAATAAATCGCCTTGCTTAAACAAATCAAAGACATCTTCTAATCTATCAATTCTTTGTTGTGATTGTTTCTTTAAAGTTTTAAAGCCTTGCGGATCATTAAAGTAATTTTGAGTAATACTCAAAACTTGATCTGCACTTGCTTGTTTTCCTGTACTTTGTTCAAGGTTATAAATTCTGCGATTAAGTTCATCATTTACGGTAGATACAATATCTAATTCGTAAGGCTCTAAATTTTCAAGTTTTTTGCCATAAGTATCGGTGATGTTTGCTGTAATAATATCTTGTGCCTGCTGATTGCCTACTTTTAATTTTCCGTCAGCATGATCTTTTTCTAAGTTCTGTTTAAAGATATTAAATTCATTTTCATCTTTTATTGAAATAGGGTTGTTAGCTATCCACTTAGGATCATGGATAAATTGATAAGCCTTTTCTTTAGGTAAGCTCTTTAAATTTTTTAAAGTATTTGAGCCTATGTTTGATCTAATATTATCAAGCTCTTCAATCATCATTTTTTTAGCACTTTCCATGTTACCGTCATAATAACTAGCGACTGCATCTTGTTGTTGTGGAGAAAACAAACTCATAATATTGTCAGATGTTACCTGCGATAACTGCTGTACGCTAAATGTACCTAGTACACTTCTAATTGCTTGACGTGTAAAAAAATCTTCGTTGTTAATACTTCTTAGCTTATTGTCATAATTACTTACGTACATATAAGCATCGGCATCTGCCAGTGATGCTAACTGCTCATCACTATAATTTTTGTATTTTTCATAATTGTCTGCTTTAGGGTTAGCTCTAATAGCTTTTAACTCATCAAATCTCTTAGCAAAATAATCATTTTTAAGCTGTATCTTTTGCTGTACGGTCAAAGGTTGTGTGCTTACTTCATTAGCTCTTGCTTTTGCATCACGTTCTGCCTGTGCTCGTTTAGCCTGTTTTTCTAAACCGTCTTTAATCTTTAGCAATAAGTCACGATAAGTAGTGCTATTGATACTATTCTTAAATGTTTCTAATCGGTTGCGTGCGATGCCGTATTGTTCTGCATTACAGTTATAATTTACTAGCTGTGTGATAGCCTCATCATTAGCTTTAGTTAAAGCAACTTGCGCCTCTTCACTGTCTAAATCATAACCGCTAAATTCTAAATAAGCTCTATTAGCATCTTGATATTCTTGATAAAACTTAGGTGCTTGTGGTGATGTTGCGTTATTCTGAAAAGCAATATTTGTATTAGTAATGCGTGCTTGTAACTCTATATCATTTTGTTTAAATACCTGATTAGAGTAATGATCGTAACCATTTGTTTTATAACTTGTTGTTTGGTCGTCAAGCCATTTGTCAGTTGTTTCTTTAAAGTCACGATGATTTTTAAAGATGTCACTGTATTGTTTTTTTAGATCATCTAACTGATTGTTATAATCATCAATGCCATTGATAGCACCTTTTAATTTCTTTTCACGATAATCTACAAGTAACTTGTTAGCCTGTTCTGTAAATTCATTCTTAGCCTCATTTTGAATACCTTGTAATTTTCGCTGTTGTACACGTTCAACTAATGCACCGATTGCCTCTGTAATAGGCAAACTAAATCGGCTTACTCCTTTAGGCTTAACTAAAAAAGGAATACGTGGATCAACGCTGTAATTTTCTATAGGAGTAATACGTTGTGCATTAGACATACCGCCACGTTCACTAATATTTAAAGTTTGAGTTGGTAATAAAATCGTCATTACTTTCCTCCAAAGCCTCCACCCATACCGCCCATATTAGGTATTGAGCTTGCCATACTTTCTGCAAACGCAAAGCCTACTTGTTCTAAAGGTTTAATTGCCTTAGCTTGAATTTTCATTGCTTGATAGTTACCCATAGCCACGTACCCTTGTGCTATATAGTTTGCTTTCTGCAAATCCAAATCTGATAATTGTCGCATTTGCGCATACATTTGTTGTCGTGCATTGCTAGCGTTACTTTCAGTATTTCTCTGAATAATTTTTTGATTGATTTCAGCTGAAACTCTGTTACTTTTATCAACTTCGGCTTTGCTTCCCTCATTCATGCGAACACCACTACTAGCACTTTGTGCCTGTTGATTAGCTGTTGTCTGTGCATCTTGTAAGCCTTGCTCAAACGCTTGAATTTGACCGTTAAAATACTGATTGTAAACTTCATTGCAAGCGCTTCTAACATCAAGCTCTGCTAACTCTTTTCTATTATCTATAAGTGTTGCGTTCATTTGTGACGTTTGCACTTGATTTAGATAACCTGTCGCTTGTGCCTCTAACCCCCTGCGCTCGGTCATACTGTCAAACCATTCTGCGGTTGCGTTCATGCTAGCTTTTGCAAGTGCAGTCCAAACATTATGATCAAGTATAGCATCTGCATTTTTTCTTAATCGACTTATGCCTTTATTAACTCCATTTTTGCTTGATGATGTGCTCGACCTGTTACCACCAATAGAAACTCGGCTACTGGTACTTCCTGTATTGTGTGATGTTGCAAGGGCATCTTGCAAATATGATGATTGTTTTTTTAAGTATGCGCCGTAACCACTTTGTGCACATTGTGGAATTGTCATTATTTACCGTCCTCATAACTAATATTAAGGATCACACTTTGAATTTCTACAGGAACTGCATTTTTATGCTTAATAGAAAATTGTGATTGTTCCGACCATTCGCCATTCACAGCGACCTTAACTAAGTAACTTTCATCACCCTCAACCGTCTGATAATCATCTAAACGTTGGCACTTAAACTCATCGCCTCGTGGATAGTTAGCACTATAAAGATCACCCTCATAGCTAACTCTTAAATTAACCTCTGAAATGTTTTTAGTTCTATCCTGTAAGTCAGCCTCTGTATTAGAAATTGTTAGGGGAACAGAAACAAAACTAGCCGTAATAGGTAAACCAACTGCGATATTCTTACCTGCTTTGTCTAAAACAATTAAGCCTTGTTTTACAATCTTGTTAGATTGCTGTACACCGTCAACGTAAACAGCGACTTCTTGACCCTCTAAATGATTTAAACCACTAACTTTAGATTGATTAGTGGAAAATGTTGTATCAAGGTAACTGTCTAAACAGCGATAATATTCTTTTGATTTGTTAGCGTTAAAGTCATCACTACGTTCAATGTAACGTGTTCCATTACGATTAACTACAACATAAAGATGATCTTCTGTACCCTCTGAAATTGTGCACACACTTTCAAACTTGCCGTTTACAGTAGAGTGTCTATGCCATGCTACCTGATCTTGTTCAGGTGAAAAGGTACAACCTAACAATTTGCCGTCAGAAGATACCGCCCATACAACCTGTATAGGCGATTTGCAAAGTGTGATTGATGTCACATCTTTGTTATCAAATAGATGTGGAGCACGTACTGAAATATCAGTAGAAACATAACCTTGTTGATTATAGTTATAACCTAATGTACGAACATGACCGCCACGTTGTGACACATACACAATCAAGTTATTTACAATAACAGGTTGTACATTGTTTGAACCTACAAAAGATTGAGCACGAACAGCAATAGAACTAGGAGTTAAAGCATCACTGTTTTGTGTAAAAACTCTTAGCTCACTTGAACCTGTCATTAGAATTAAACTATCTAAAGCTACGATATGCTTAATTCTGTCAGCATCAGATGTTACGGCTGTGATTTCAATTCTATCTGTATCAAGTGTAGGTAAGTGATACATCATCAAGTTCTGATAACCTGCATTTGTAAACCATACTTTTAAGGGGTTATTGTATGAACCGCCAAATACTCTGCGTTGATCGTACTGGGCTACACTGCTTGGATTATCAGCTGTACTACCTGAACTAATAACAGGTGTGAATTTAGCACCACTGCCTATAGTAGATTGAATAGTTACTGTAGTATTACTTGTATAATTACTACCGCCATTTGTTACGATTGTTCCTGTAACAAAACCATTAGTGCAAATAGCATAGCCAACAGCACCGCTACCTTTACCGTCATTGTCTTTAATAGATAATTTAATTTGTACGGTTGAATTAGTTTGTGCAAACAAGCTACGAAATACAGGTAATGAAATTCCATTAGTGTATAAGGAAATAAAATTCTGATTATTGTTAAAAGCATTTGCCGTTACTTGCTGTGAAAAATTGTAGTTATAATTTACTTCACCACTTGTAACAGTGACATTCAGCTTAACTACCGCATTTTGAAATTCTAATTTATCAACAGTTAATTGAATGTGTTGCTGTGAAATGTAAGCTATTTTTCTATACTTAATCGTGTCGTTATCATTATAAGAAACAATGTCATACTGTATGGATAGATTGTTATTGAATGGATTAGTATACACTTCACCTGTAGTGATATTTAAAATATCTAGTTTAGCCGAAACGCTAAAATCTGTAATTTCTTCACCACTACTTGTAGTACAAGCAAAACTCATAACAGGAGGAATTGCATCTATCGTTAGTGTACGAGGCAAGCTCCAGGTATCATTGTATTTACCGTACCAATAATCACCATTACCAGTAGTATCAACTGTAATTGAACGAATAACACCTTGCGCCGTCTGTGAAAAAATTTCTTTATATTTGGGCGGTGTAGTATTACTATCAGGATTATTGCCTACATCATCAAGGTAAGTGTTTTCTGTTTCACCTACAAAGCAATAAATACCTGCAACCTCACGATAGACACGATAATAATCAGCACCATTTACAGCACTCCATTTAACACGAATGCTTGCACCTGTAATATAGTAATTACCGCTAGCTTGCAATGCTGAACTAGCAACGCTTTCAATGCCTTCCTTATCGACCGCTGTCACAACATAGATAGGCTTAATCTTATCTTTTGTTTTTGTTTCCGCATCAGTCATATAGCTAGCGTATCTAGCTTCATAACTTAAGCCTGTCGGTGCATTGATAGTAGGTGTTACGGTTACCTTAACGAAACGCCAATCAGTATTGCCATAACGTCTTAACTCATAAGGGGGGTAGTCAGGATTTGTTAAAGTTAGAACATCGGCATTTTGTGAATAGTCGATATTCTTTAAATCTTCTGCTTTGTAAGGTGTAGATATTTGATAAATAGTATTATTTGAATTAGCTAAATAAGCACCATTCTCAATGATACGTAAAGTATAATTGCCAAACTCTAATACGAATGTTTGCTCTGAACTGTATCGAAAAGGAATTAAACGCACAGGGTGTGAGCTATTAACAGCTTGACCTACTAAACGAAAACCTGCACGAGTACGCATTGCGCCTTGTGGTAATACAACAAAGTTTTCAATCTTTGTTGCGCCCATTGCGTATTGAGTTAAATCAGAACGTGCGAATAATGAGCTTGTAATCTCACCTGCACCAAAGCCACGCTGTAGTGTTCTTGTAACCATTTAAAACCTTGCAGAAATAAATTCAGGGATAGCATTATCTCTTATGCTGTCAGCACCTTGTTGATTATCTTGACCGCTTGCAATCTGTAATAACATCAATGCGTTTTGCATTAAATTGTTACTTGTATTTAAGCCTGTGCTGCCGTGAATAAGTGCGCTTGCAAAACGTGCTCCTAGCATGTACTCTACAGCCTCTGTGAATTGAACACTAAAAAGATTAGGATCATCAATAAAGGCTTGATATTGAATAACAAATGGAGCTTCATCATTAGTTACTATACAACGTGTTGGAACGTTATTTATTTTTACAACTCTGAAATTAAACTTGATTGTATCTTTGTTGTTGATTGTTTCATCTTTGCTTTTTGAATAACGCTCTAAATAAAGAATATTCATAACGTCACTAGGTATCTTATAAGTATATTTGTACGGAATAGATACTACGTCACTTACTAAATAGCTATTTGTAATAAGTTCGTCTTTTCTTGCAAAACTAAAATTATATTTAGTTAAGCATCTATCAACTATTTGCTGATAGTTTCTACGGCATAAATCAGCTTCTTTAGTTTGATCGTCAAAGCTCTTGATATGAATACCTTGACCGATTAAATCTAATGCGTTATTACAAATATCTACTTTTGTTGTCATTGTATTAACCTAAAAAAAATAAGGGGCAAGTAATATGCCCCTTTTAGTTTTACCTAAAGATTAAGCTGTATAACTCTTATCTTCGTTAGCGAATGGGTAAACGGTGCCAAGTACCGCTACACTTTCAAGCTGTGCACGAATTGCATTAACAACAACCTTAGGTTCTTCACCAACCTTTTTAGGCTGATTAAAGTTAGTAAGATCAGGCTTTTCTGTTCCTGTTACAGTTTCAGTACTAGTGTCGTCAGTTGTAGGAATATAGCGTAATTTTAAGTATCGCCACTTCTGCTTGTTAGGCAATACTTGAATATAGCCGTCACTACCTGCCACGAGGTCAGCCTTTTTAATCACACCACTATCACCGATGATAAGGGGAATTGCATCATCTTCAGTAAGCAAGCCTAAGATTTGAATACGCAAATCTTTTTCATGTGTGCCCTGTGCCATAAAGTGAACGTACAAGTTCTGTGTGCCTGATCCATAATCAGCAGGTGTTTGAAAATCAATAGTACGTTGTGAATAAGTTGTTGCTGTGATTTCTTGATAATCACTAAGCACGGTATTTGCATCTACGATTGCCATTTATAAAACTCCTTATTTTACCTGTGTTTCAGTATTTACGATTTGGTCGCACTGGCGGATAGGAACACCCTTAAACAGTTTCCATGCACTAGGTGCACCAAATTCTTCGGTTGCATCCATGTACTTAATCACATCTGAATGAGAACGACTTGCAACAACATCTAAGCCTTGTGCTACGTCGCTATTCATGTATAACTTTAACTTAGTATTCTTGCCACGAGGGATTAAGCCCATAGCCTGAGTTAGTTTCATTAAGATGTTTGTGTCAGTCTTAGTGTCACCACTACCAATAGTACCTGCCTTGCCGTCAAATAACTGCTGTACATCAATATTACATAGGCGCACAACATATCGCCAATCAAGCACCATTAAGCCAACGTCCCAATCATAGATTGTTTCATAGCCCATAAATGGGTGCCCATTCTCATCATATAACTTAGTTTTGCCTAAGTCGGTAGTTTGAATACCTGCCTTTGTGCCTTGTGGATATGGACAGTAAACACTATCACCCCAACCCACTAAATAGATTGAAGTTAAGTTATCACCTGTACCATTGCAATCAATGATATTTTTAGCATTGCCTGCTTTCTTACTTGAATAACGAGTTGCAAAACCTGTAAAGCCCTCACTAGCCTTAGTTGCATCGCCGTAGAATAAAGTATGTGCAAACTGCTGTGTCATAGCCTCAATGAATGGGCGATCTTCCAAAGCTCTAAACTCTGCACTGTGCCCGTTCAAGTCCATGACTTTCGCGTCAACGCATGAATGAGCTTCCATTTGACCGCAAGTCTCTACTACGGTTGCAACTGTACTATGTGATGCAGGTACACCATGATTGATTTGTCGCCAATACACATCAGGTAAACCTGTGCGGATATTGCGTTGATCGCCTGTAGGTAAGTTACCCTCACGAACAACTAAGTCTTGAATGATCTCATTAGTTTGATTTAATGCTTCAATAACAGGTGCTACGTTACCGTTTCTATCTTCACGTGCTAATTGTTCTGCTAAAGTAAGCATACCTGTTGGAGCAACAACTGATGTTCCGACTACTGCCATTTTTACACTTCCTTATGTTTGTTAAAAAAACGAGAATTAAATACTTGATATAAAAGATTTTTATTAGAAATTAAGATTAGGGCTATTGTTATAAATGCTACGTAAAACATCACTACGATTGTTTCTTTGTGGGGTTGCTTGTTCACCGTTTACATAGCTTGTGTCATTGCCTAACACTGAACCGACTGCATTAATAAACTTGACAAATGCAGGGTTATAGCCGATGCCACTTTGATTAAGTAATGCGCTTACTTCTGGATTGCCAAAACGTTGCATTACACGACCGATATTTAATTTTGTGTTTGCAAAATTTTGACCGCCGATTTCAGGGTCATTCATTACAGCCTTGCGCCACTCACTAACTTGTGTGTTAAAGCGACCTTGTAAATCTTCGTTAAAGCCTTGTTGTGCCTTATCTAATACACCTGTAATTGCTTGTGCCTGCTTGCTGTTCAAGCCTAACTGTTTCGCAAAATTCTTAAGTTCTGCGGTATCTTCATCATCTAAATTTTCTGCTTGTAATTCATAATCTTGATTAGCTTCTTGCTGTAAGGCATCGTCAGATTGTTGCTCTTGCTGTTGTGGTGCTTGTTGCTGTTGTGTATATAAATCATCAACCTGTGCGTCCTGCTGTACCTGTTGCACTTGCTGTGTATCAGCTACATTAGCTTGTGGTGCTTGCGCCTGTGTCTGCGCATCTGCATTTGCTTGTGGTGCTGATGCTGTTGTGGTGCTTGTTGCTCCGTCCATGTTTCTATAGCTCCGTATTTTCGATTGTGTTAATTAGTTCTGCGGTTAAATGTTCTTTTAAAAATTGTCTTAGTTCTAAGCCGATTGAATGTCTGCCTGTTAGGTAAGCCATGCGATTTGTATCTGAACTAAAACAGCTAAAGTCGATAGGAGCTAAAAGGAGTAAACCTTTTAAAACTCTTTGACCTTGTGGAGTTTTTGCTACTTCTGAAAAATCAAAGGCAAGCTGTTGTGCTTGCCTCTGTAATTCTTCTTGCTCATTTTTGAGTTCAATTTCTTTGTCTATATCTTGCTCAAATTTTGTCTTTTGTTCTGTCGTCATAGCATATTGCCTCCGCCTACATCATCAAGTTGTTGCATAGCAAGTGATGTGTCTACACCACTTTTTTGTGCTAAATTCTGTTGTTGTTGAATTTGTGCATTTGCCATTTGATCTTGCTGTTGCTGTTGCTGTTGCTGTTGCTCTGCTCTTTGCTGTCTAATTTTTTCAGCATCTTCTTTTGAACGTAAAATCTTAGGAGCAACACCTAAGCGATCACGATATTCATCAACGTAACCGTCAGGATCTAATCGGTCATAGATTTCAGGTAGAATTTGACCTGCTGATGCGAGGGCACTAAAAAAGCGGTCAACACTGTTAATGTCAACCGCTTTTTGTGATTGAGCTAAAACTGATGTAAACTCAATCTTTAATTCTTGTCCTTGCAACACGTCAGGCAACGGCGGTAATTTACCCGCATCTAACAGTCGTCTATATGTAATATCTACCAAACGACCTAAGCATTCATTTTGATTTCTTTCAACTACAGGACCTAAAGCTAGCATCTGCTCTTGTTGTAGTGCGTAAATTTCTACAGTAGTTCTGCGGTCACCTGCGGTGCTTCCTACCATTTGAAATAAATCTACATAAAGTTGTGAGCGAATACTTTGCTTAATTTGTTGAATGTCTTGTGACAACGCATTTAGATCACCAATACTTTGAACGATAGGCTTAATTGCTAAATCGTTACTTGTATTCTGTGTATAGTTAATTGCACCTGTTGCAAGTGAAATAGGATTTTGTCTAGCTGAATTAGGTGCTTGTAAAGGAGGCTTTGTGTAATAATTTATAAGTTCTGCTTTACGTAAAGTTTCTTGCTGTAATTGCTTAACATTAGGTAATGCGTTCATGCAAGGTGATACACCGTAATTATTACCACCTACCACGTCCCAACGTGGAACGATACAAGGGAAATAATCAAAGCCACTTTCTCTGATGATCTTAGCTTTACCGTTAAGGCTTACGTAATAACTAGCCCATGCTTTATTCTTGCTGTCTAAAGCTGTAACATCACGATCTACTCTAGGTTCAATAGCATGAATAAATTGCCAATAGGTTGATAGTTCACTTCTATCGTATGCGTTTTTAATTTCAGTAGGTAAAATATCGTAACCAAAAGCCTTAACAGCTTGAATAGTTGTAAGCTCAAACGAACGATATAATGTGTCGATGTCACCGTCAGCGTTTGTATCAACACAAAATTCACCTGCTGTCAGCAAGTGATGCTTAATACCCCTGTTAAAATCTTCATAAACAATATCAGCACTGATACCAAATAAGGCTAATTCTCTATATATTGTGTGTAATGTGTTATAAGTATTACTACCACTAAAAATGCGTAAGAGTAACTTTGTAACCTCATCACAATAGTTAATAACATCATAGTTATCAGCTAATGCAGGATCATTCGGTTGCACTTTAAACCATGCGCGAGCAGGTGAACTAGCACCACTCATTAAGCCACTAGCTAATAAATCTAAAAAATTCCCAGTATCGCTATCCAAAATGTAACGATCATCACGCATTTGATCGTGTTCGTGTTCGTCAAACTTGCCACTGAACACGCTAATATATCTTGATACCTGTCGCCACTTAGATAAAAACGGTTCACGTACACGCTTTAGATCAAGCCAACGATCGTACAGAATATTAGCTCTTTCCTGTTCGTCTGCTTGCTTCCAACGGTTATAGGTAGTGTTAGTCATTTAATACCACTCATCCCCACTTTCATCATCGCCAACTAACCCCATTTTTATCGTTGTAGTTGTATTAGCATTACCCTTAGTTAAATCTGTGCTGTTAATATCTTTGCTTTCTCTTTTTGCTGAAACATTATATTTAGATTGTTGATTTAAGTTTTGTTCTTGCGAGGCTAGCTCACGCTCTTGCAAGGCTTTTTGTTGTTGCAATGATGCTTGTTGTTGTTTCATAGCTTGCTGTTGTTGCTGTAAAGCCATTTGTTGATATAAAGCCTGCTGTTGCATAGCTTTCTTTTGTGCATCGTAACTTTTTAATGCGCCCATCGTTACGATATTTCCAACACCTTTTAGCAAGTTCTTAAAAAAGCTCATTAGTACCATTCCTCACTATTATTAGTGTTATCACCACCTAATGCCTTTTTTAGCCATGTACCTGTAGAATTTGTACCTTGCGTTAAGTTACTGTCTTTCTGTGAATTTGTTTCTTTAGCGTTACGTCTAACACCTTGTACGTTTTGCTTTTGATTTTGATTTGTTGATTGTTCGGTAAGGGCTGATGCCTCATCTGTTTTTTGTTGTAACTCTTCTTGTTGTTGTTTCATTTGTTCCTGTTGTTTTTTAAAGTTACGATTGTTAATTGCCATTTGGATATTTTGCACTGAACCCTCATAACCTAACATTGCAAATTGCAAGGCTTGTTGATCGTTGCCTTGATTAAAGGCATTTACAGCCATTGTGCTCCAAAAGCCTCTGTTATTGCTTTTGCCGTGACTAAATAAACCCATAATTAACCTCTAAAAAACACCTACTGAATGTGCTATTTCATTCTCAAATTGCGCAAACGGATTATCATAATTTTGTTGTCTTGAATTTCTTGCTATTAACCTTTGCTCTTTGTAATTCTGTATATCTGTTTGCGGTACATCTTCGGCAAAAGTCAAAGCTAAACTATCTGCTAAGTCAGGTGATTTTCCTAATCGGTCACGTATCTGTTTTTTTGTTTCTAAGAACTTTTGATTGTCATCTGAATAGTAGAAATAAGGTGTTGCGATTTCTGAAATTAAATCAGCATTTTGCGGTAAACAGCCACCTCTACGTATCCAGTCAGCCATACGGCACCACATTTCAGTGCGTTTGTTTTTATACTGTTTATCTAATGACTTATGACCGAAATTTATATCGTTTACGTAAATACCCCATGAATTAAGAATATCTACGACACCACCGCCTACACCTGTGCCGTCAATGTAAATTTCTTTTGGCAAACGTTCCATAGCTAAACGCTTAACATGAGATGCTAGCTCTACTGTACTTACACCTTGTAACGCAATAGGCTCATAAATAATTTGACCTTTGCGTAATGTAATTACAGAGCGATCATTACCAAAACGTGCAACATCAACACCCATAATTAAATCGGTGTAGTTGTTAGCATAAATAGGTAAAGTTCTTTCCGATGCCTCAAATACTTCTTGATAAGATATAAGCTGATCAACAGCACTTGCGCTAAAGTCACAAAGCATCTCACGCTTAAATACTTCTTCAGGAACAGAATTTTTATAAGTTTCGATTTCGTCTTTACTTAAAGCATCTGTTTGATAACAAGTGAAAACTTGACTTATCCAATCTTTAGTGAACTTTTTATCTTTACCTCTTGCAAAAAGTTCACTGAATAGATTGATACCTTTAGGCGTTCCGATGAATAAAGCCCAACCGTGCATATCCATTAAGGCAGGATAAACAATCTCGGTCCATAGTTCTTTCGGCATCTGTGCAACCTCATCAAGGACTACACCCGCTAACTTTGAACCACGTATTGCATCAGGATTATCAGAGCCTAATAAATAGATTTCTGAACCATTCCAAAATCTGATTGTTGTATCGCTTTCTCTAATATCAACTAAAGTAATTTTTTCATCACCGCTTTTGCGCTCTTTGTTAATTTCGCTTTCAGTTTTCTGAATTTGCGCAACAGCATCTTTTAAAGGTTTCCATGCTACTTTCTTTGCTTGCTTTAATTGCGGGCAAATGTAAGCATAGTCACCTTTTGTCTGTAATGCTTTTATGATTAGTTCATTTACAGCAAAGGTAGTTTTTCCCGCACGTCTGTGAACTGCTAAAACTGTAAAACGTTTTTGACTATCAATACATTTTTGCTGCCATGCTCTAGGTGAAAATTGATAATCAATAGAGTAATTCTGTGACATTAAATCTTTAAAGCAATTCCAGTATTAACTGTAACGTTCACACCGCCACTGTTAGAATTGCGTTTACTGTTTGCTTGTGAGATTGCTAAACAATAATTAGATTTAAGTTTGGCACTTGCAACTTCAACCATGCTTACTTCTTCGCCTTTCTGTATCTTGTCATAAGGTGAAGATGCAACCTCAAAGCCTACGCGCTCATAAACAGCGTTACGTCTATCTTTTGCTGATTGATATAAATCTTTGTATTTGTCTGAATGTAACAAAGCATTGAGTGTTGCGGGGTGAATATTAAATGTTTCAGCTACATGATATAAATCAACATCTAAATTCTTGCTGTATTCTTCTAAAACTGCGACAACATCGCATTCATCTATTTGGTCGATTACGGCTAAGTTTTTATTCATGTTTTCATACTTAGCCTGTAACTCAAATTTCTTTTCTTCGGTTTTAGGATCTAAAGGCACATGATATTTTTTCTTTTGTATTTGCTTTTTGCGTGGTGCTACTTCTACGTCAACTTGCATTTATGAAAAATACCTTTGAATTTCCTTTTCTCTACGGTTTCTTAAGCCGTTATTTTCTGTGTGCTTTGCATATATCCAACGTCTAAACTCCGCCTTGATTTCTTCGTCACTAGCGCAACCTTTAATTTTTTTCCATAAGGTTGAATGTCTTAATGCGCTTGCACCTGCGTTGTAACTAAAATCAACTAACGCTGAATACTGATTTTGAGTTAATGTAATTAAGGATTGAAAAAGCATGACATTTACGTTTTGTTCATGCTCTTTTAAGACGGCTCTAAATTCTTCATGCTCCTGCTGTATGCTCCATACGGTATTCTTAGTAACTTTTGAGCCTGTATGATCTACAGTTAAGCCATGACCGATAGTCCATACCTTAGCGAACTTATCCCAATAGCTCCCCCATGTTTGTGTCTTAGTGTCAAAGCCTGTACAATTCGCATTTTCGTTTTGACCTATCCAATCAAAATCATTGTCTGTTAGCTTCATTCTCTGTACTCTTGATTGTTTTTACATAAGCCTTTGCTAATGTAGTTACACATAGCACAATATACCTGCTACCGATTGAACCGATAAATGTACCAATTAAGATCATGTACACATACGACCAACCTAAATATTCATGCAAGGATAGTCCTACACCGCTTGAAATAAGCGAGCAAGTAATAGCATCAGCCAGTGTTCTGATAACACTTACCTTTGTTAAAACTGAATACGTCTTAAACATTCGTGCAATAGCACTAATAAAACTAGCTAACATTCCTAAAATAAAAAACGTTTGTTCATTACTTAAAGGACTTTGCATTTATATATAAAACTCACATATAAAAAAAAGCTCCACACTTTCGTGTAGAGCCTTTAAACAACCAGGATTATAAAACTATGACTAAAACAGCATAACTAAATAATAGCTATATAATTTGTGAGCATCAACGTTATTCATTTATAAAGTCAAAGTTATGACCTATACATTTTTCTACAAAGTCGCACCACTGTTGCATAATACGCTTTCTTTCTTCGTAATAAGTGCCACGGTTATATGCCTGCTGAACTGCATTACCTTGAACATGAGATAAACACAGTTCAATGATAGTCTCCTTTGCTGTTGGTAAAGTTTGTAACCATTGACGACCACAAGTCCTGATACCGTGTACTCTTAGCTTATCTTTATATCCATTTTCATTAAGAGCTTTTAACAAAGTACTTGATGATATACAGTTAAACTTTGTTGTGAATACATAATCAGAATTATAAATATTATGTCTTTTTAGATAGGCAATAACCCTTAAGGCTTGTGTGCATAAAGGGACTTTAAATTCAGCCCAAGTTTTTGTTTTAACTAAAGCAAAATCATCATGTATATAATCATACTTTAATGTTCTTAATTCTTCGCTTCTTAGTAAAGTAAAAAAGTACATATACAGCAAGCATTGAACTATTTTAGTGGTATGTGCCATATCATTAAAAAGTTGGATCATATCGCTTTCTAATGTTTCTTGTCTGAATGAATTGTAATGAGTAGGTTTATATTTTGGTAAATAACGCTTGATATTTACAATAGGATTGTATTCAATAACTTTAATAAATACTGCATAATCTAATACAGCTTTGATTGTTGTAATCAGATAATCGCCAGTTGACACTGTGCCTTTCTTTGTATAATCAGAATAAAAATTTATACAAAATTCAGCAGAAATTGAGCTAATAGGCATATCAGCTAATTTACATAAATGATTTTTATAGGCTAATTCTTTCTTTTTTCTTGTTTTTATCTTTATAGTCTGTCTGTTTAATTCATACCATTTTGTGTATATTTCGCCAAAGGTTACAGTTAAGGCTTTTTTCTTTTTTTGATCTTCCAAAGGATCTAAGCCGTTGTCTATTTTTTCTTTAGTTTCTAAATATTTTTTACGTGCATCATTAAGTGATGTCGTTGGATATGAGCCAAATTGAACATAGATACGTTTTCCGTTTACCATGTTACGAAACATGAACTTAATATTTGTTTCGCCACGTGCACTGGGGTATAGCTCTAAAGTTAAGCCTGTTACATCGGTTAGAATAGAACGTTTTTTAATCGTTGTTTTAACCAAAGATTTAAGCATCTTATCTGTAAAATTTTGTCGCATAATCTTTTACTCCATTTGTAACCAAATTATAGAATATGCGACCAAACATTACAACCAAATATTACATAAAGTTTCTTAAAATTTAAAAAAGTTTTTTAAAAATTAACTTAAATATCAAATATCTATCTGATTTATATATTTGTTAAAGAGCTAAAACTTAACTTTATAACCAACCATACATCAACGTTTACAAGTATATTTTAGAAATTTGTAACCATTTTACGACCTAATAGATTTTTCACCAATAGAATATAACCAATCGTTAATATGAGCTAATGGATAAAAGTTTATCCCTGTTTTTACAAGTTTAACAGGTTGTACTTTTTCTGAAAAATCACACTCTTTAAGAAAAAGATAAAACTTACTTGAAGATAAAAAGCCTAATCTATTTTGTAATTCACCAATCTTAAATAATCGTGAGCTTTTACAGTTTTCTTTCCAAAATTTTATAAACTCATCACGCTTAAAATATAAGCGTTTTCCGTACTTTGTTACTGGTAAGAAAAATTTGTTAAGTTCATTTTTATCATGTAATATTCTATAAAGTCCTGCAAGTTTAGCATCATCATTAAACATGATTTTACTAGCTTCGTGAATATCAATGTTATTTAGTTTGAACTCTTGTAATTGCTTTGATAATTTTAAACATTCATCAAGATCAAGTTTTTTGTTGTGCAGCTTAGGATAAAAGGTTGACCCTCTTTGAACTTTATCGTAAAAACTTCTTTTAGTCTCTTGATAAATTATCGCACCCTCTGCGATTGAAATTTCTGTCATTCACTACTCCGATTGTAAACATCTTCTAATTGTTTAATGTATTGTTCGTTGATATTCAGTAGTGATACTAATTTTTTATTCAGTGGGCTTTGAGATGTGCTTGAAATGGTGTTAGATACAACGTCCTTAAGTTGCATCTGTATTTGTTTTTCAATTTGTAATAATGCGTTTAATACTCCAATATTCTCATCGTTCATGTGCTCTTAGCCATGTTTTCATGTAGATAAAATCTTTCATTGAATATCTAGGATCACACCCATTCATACGATAAGGACTAGCGATTGCAAGTTTGTTACACTTGTATATCTCTTTGAGCTTATAAGGTGTGATGCCTAATTCTTTTGAAAACTCTGATATAGAGAATGAACGATTAGAACTATCACCTAACAAAGATAAAATTAGTTCTAATTTTTCATTGATAACTTCTAGCGTTAAATCGTTCATTCTCATCACCTAATTAAAAAGGTAAATCATCGTCATCTGCCTGCACTGGGCTAGGCTCTGTTACTGTCTGTACCTGCTCAACTACAGGAGCTACAGGAGCTACAGGCATTGAGCCGTAAGGAGTTGCAGGTTCACCGTCACTGCCGTACTTTTCTAAAAACTCTGCGTAAACTTTTTTACAATCTTCGATTGCTTTCTTTAAATCTACACAATCTTTAGCAGGGATATTTCCTTCAACTTCTTCGTATGAGCGACCGTCAGGATAGAAAAACTCCACCTTGTATTGCGGAACAGAACTATTTTTAGTTTGATAAATACCTTTCTGTGCTACAGCTAATGTAAATACACTACCGCACAATTCAGGATATACAGTCGCATTATCAAACTCATTTGCAACTGCCATTTCTTCGGGTGTTTTCTGCGATGCACAAATACCCATAAATTGCTGTATTTCCCATGAGTTAGTACCCCATTCGCTCCATTGTTGATTAGCTTCTTGTGTTCTTCTTCTGCCCCAAATCTTATATTCAATGTAATTGCTTGTAGGCTCATTTGTTTTGCTGTTAAGAATTAAGAAAACACATCTTGTGACCTCAACACAAATTTGTTTATTCTTATTTTTCTTATCATCAAAAGTTACTAAGCTATCTGAACAGTTAATTAAAACAGCCTTTACTTTGCAACCAGTAATAGGTTTATCGTATGGTGTAAACTCTTCCCAATACTTAGAGTGATAAAACTCATTATCACTGTGAGTAGGTATCTTATAATTTTGCTGATACACAGGCATCTTCTAGCACCTCGTCTAATTGTTCATCTAAGTTAGCAATGATAGCTTCACGTGCTTTTTGTAAGGTTTTACTTGCACGTTTTAGTTCATCTTTTTGAGCGTCTAAGTCCATTTCTAATAAGTTTGAGTTTGCTTTGTTGTAAGCATCAATAAATTCTTGTGATACAGTAAATTTAAGTTCCATTTTTTTTATGCTCCAAATTGTGATGTTAATTCTTTGCCTAAGTCGATAACCGCCTGATTTTTCTTTATTTCATCAGGTGCTGATTTAAACAATGCCACAAGGTCTTTACGGTTTACACACTTGCGCATTTGTTCCATAAATACCTCTAAATGAACACGTTGTTGAACTTCTGATAAAGGATCATCTTCATTTTCGATAACACCTAAACTTTTTAAGGCTCTATCTTCCATAGATGTTTGCTTAGGTGTTTGATCGATAACGTTAGCTTGAACCTGAACAAGTGCTTGATCGTGTGCAAGTTCCTTAACCTCTTCCAAGTCATAAGCTCCCCAACCGTAAGCATTTGCAGCAGCGATTGTTAAAGCTCTGTTACAGAGCATACGTTTAGGTCGTTGTAACCAAGTATTAGTTTTAGTCACGTCAAATTCTTCATCAAAAAACGCTGTACCCTCGTACACATCAATATGTTCGCCATGACGTTTCTTTATTAGACAGGTAATGCTGTCATAATAAGTAATTGTTACTTTGCCGTTAGCTGTGTTAAATGCCTTTGTTTTTAAATCACCATGATACTTAAACTCTAAGCCTGCATAATCAGGTTGACTATGCAAGGCTTGACGATAACCCTTTAATGAAACACCACAGACAAGTGAGCCTTTTTTATCTTTAAATGAATAGATGCCCCCTAAAACAGGGTCTAAGTGCATTGAGCTACTAATGCGTAACACACTTAAAACATCAGCAAAAGTTGCTTGTACTCCACCTTGTTTTGGCAATGCAATGGAGCTTCCGATTAAATTAACTAGAACTCTGTCGTCATAGCTTGTCTTAAGCACTGATTGTGTTTGCTTAACAAGTCCTAGTTCTTCATTTGATACTACAATTTCGTTAGCCATTTATAGCCTCTAATGGTAAGATGTTGTGTTTTTCAGCAAATTTCATAACATCACTTTTTACAAAGTACTTACGATTTTTCACAAAATATGTCTTAGGAAAATCTGGATATACTAAAAACTTGCGCCAAATAGTGGAGCGTGTATATCCAAAAATTCGCTCCATATCTCTTAACGAAATGTATTGCTTATTTGACATATAACCTCTGTGATTTACTTTCAGTTAGATACTTTTTGTACAAATCAGCGTTTTCACCTTTAAACTTTGTCGTATTAAAGCGTTTTGTGATTGTAGTTGTGAGCTTTGCAAGTACATTGCCTTTAGCATCAATAACTTCTTTATGCTCACCAAACATCGCCTTAATCTTTTCGCTTAGGTTGTCTTGCTCCTTTTTAAGGTCAGACATCAAAGCAGATTTTTCTTTGTATTGCTGTAACAATTCGTTCATTGTTTCGTCTGTATATACAGCATCAACATCACCCTCTTGTACAGGCTCTAAGGTCTTAACCTCTTCCTGCTTGTAAGGTACTTGCGGAATAACGTGATTAAAAAGAAAATCATCTTCACTGTCTAAGATTTTCTGAATTGTTTTATCATCACGCTTGATCTTGAAGATGCGAACTTTTAATTCAGTCATTATGTACACACACAGCCACATATAAGGCTTATCTGCTAAGTACATTTGCTTTTGACATTGAATGTAGTACTCGATAGGAATTAGATCATCTTCTGTGATAAGTTCGCCTTTATCGTTAAATTCACAACCTTTTCCAAAGTCTTTTGAGTTATTATCAAAATCTTTGTTCCATGTTGCTGTCTTAATTTCCAGTGGTGTGTCGTCATCAAGTAAAAAGTCAATCTGTGCCATACTCCATTCACGATTGTGTTTTTCATCAAATAGAGTTACACCATAATTGTTTTTTAACTTTGTAATAGCTGAAAATTCATCAGCCACGAACTTTTCTAAATAGTGACCTCTTCTAAGTGCAAACGCATCTTTGTTTTCTGAAAATGTAAGCATATCGTTATATGCGCCATTTACATCGTTGTAACGATTAACACCTAAAATTGCGCTGTTTGTGCTACCGCCTATATGTGTTTTGTGCATATATGCAATAGCGTTACAGTCAGGCATTTCACCTGTAAAAGGATCTTTGTAGAACTCAAAAGCCTTTGCTTTTTGTTCTTTAGCCCATGCTTTGTAGATTTCTTGATTAGTCATTGTTTTACCTTTAACATTTTAACTATTCACTACAATCGTTTGATGTAGTGTGTACATAGTACATAGTAAAACAATAGTAAAACTTTTGCAATATGTTTGATTAAAAAAAATAGCCTTAACTCACATACAGCAAGCTAAGGCTATGATTTATCTAAGAATTAAGTTTAAAAAAAATGTTTTAATTAGTAAAACGTTCAATCATTAAAATTTGATAATAACGCTTAACCTTATCGTTTAGCTCTCTAAAATGTAAGGTATATTCAATCTTATCTGAACTATCTAAAATATCTATTGTTTCTGAAAAAGGATTTTGCTTTAGTTTTCTAATGCAAACTTGATCGTCTAATACTAAGTAATAGAGTTTACCTGATACAATCTTTTGTTCTTCATCTAAACTTATCAGCAGCACATCACCTGGTAAGATAGCTCCATATTCACACTCTGATACGATTGCTTTATAGTTTGACTTATCCTTTAAACCAAAGTATTCAACATCTGCTATCACAGGTGGAAGAGTTGATACAGTTTCATACTTAAATAAAACAGGATCAAATTTACACACATCAAATATCTGTGTCGTGTCATTTTTAAATAAAGCTGATACTGGAACATCTAAGAAGCCTGCTAACTTTTCTAACTGTTCATTATTAAGCGTTAGCTCATGTTTACCACTAAAAAAATGTCCATATAGTTGATCGTGCCACTCCTAAATGTGAAGCTAACGCTGTTTTTGACGTCTTTGTAATGTCTAATCTTTTTCTTATTCTATCAACTAAATCGTCTGCTAACTGTGCCATAAGATACTCCATGAATAAAGGGATTTAAGCTATCTTAAGTATAGTAAAGAAATGAAACATTATCAAACATAATTAAACATCTTTTTACTTGACTATTGTCTAAAGATGCACCTATAATTCAAACATTCATAAAAAAACGTATGATTTAAACATGGAGAGGATTTATGAAAACAAATATCCTTTATTTAACAGCTGAAATGGCTAAAGATAGCTCTTTAAACATGGGTGATAAGATGTTATTAGCACGTTTTATCAATTTATGCACGTTGCCTAAAAGCAACGGTGTTGCATACTACACACGTGATCGTGCTTTTGAAGAGTTCGGCATCAAAGAAAAAGCACTACTTATTCATTTAAAACATCTAAAAAGTGAGAATTTTATACAAACAAAAACAAAACTAATAAACAACAAAACGACTAGGACCATTACCCTTACACAAAAAGTATATGATTTATTACTTACAACCAAAAGTGACAGTTCCGAAACACCCCAAAAAGAACCCCTACCCCCAAACGATACAGCAGTAGAACATTCCCAAAAGAGTGTTTCTTCTACTCATACAAATATACATATACAACATACATATATAGATATAGCAAATCTTCCTCAGTCTATAGAAGAGGTTATCCCTTACTTTTCAGATTTTGTAAATCGCCATATTAGCGATCACCCAAACTTAATTCACTTAGATGTGAAATTAGAAAGTGAGAATTTCTTTTTATACTATCAGCCTAACGGTTGGAAAGATAAAAACAATAAGCCTGTTAAATCTGTAAAGGGACGTGTTGCTAGTTGGTGTAGTAACTGGCTTAAGGCTAATTCAGCTCCTGGCGTTAGATTTTCTGCTACAAAACAGCCTAATGTTTTAAGTCAATCAAACATTAACGAAAGAGCAAAAACTATTGATAATATGCTAACTCGTGAAGATTTACAAAAAAAATTTGAAAATGCTGTTGACGTAGAGGCTGAAAGTTTTTTAATATAGCACTACACTGTAAAACGACAACAAAACGCTTTACAGAATTATGGAGTAAAACAATGACAACAAAAGACTTGCCAAAATTTATTGAGATATGGTCTAACGTTCAGGGCATGTTTAATAAAGTGCCTAGCGACCAAACACTCAAATTAACTTTTCAATCACTAGCTGATTTCAAAATTGAAGATATTGAACGTGCTTTAGCACTAACCCTTAGAACATCAAAGTTTGCACCTACAATCGCAGATGTTGTTGAGCAAATTAAGCGTATGTATGGGGTTGATGATGAATTACTAAAGATTAAAGCAAATAAGTGGTACAACGCTTTAAACGCTGATATTGATAGCTATGCTGATATTATCACTGATGATCCTAGAGCTGTATTTGCGTTTAAGCAATGCTTTAACACTATTTGTGAGTATGGCACACATTCAGCTAAAAGTGACCCATTCGACCGTAAAGCCTTTATCGACAGTTACGTAAACGCTAGAGGCTTTGATACAAAGGCTTGTTGCTTAGGCGGATTTTTTCATTCTAATGGACGTCCTCGTGTACGTTATATCGGCGACTATAACACCTGCCGTAAGCTAGCACATGATTACTACAGCATGATTGGTAGTGCTCCACGTTTACCGCTTAAGACAGATGCTGTTAAGCAAATTTCAAACGAAGTTAAAACATCTGACACTGAACCTAAGATTAACAAAAAACATAGTATTACAGATTTAATCAATGCGTTATTACGCAAAGGAAACAAAGCAAATGCTTAATAATTATGGGCAACGTGAATGTACAGTTACCATTCAGGGGAAACAGGTAAAGGGACGTGAGGTTATTTTACCTATTCCACCCAGTGAGAATACAAGAGTAACACCTAACTTTGCTTGTATGTATGCAAACTCCAAAAAGAAAGGCGCATTAAAAAACTCTACAAACTATAACCGTTGGATCAATGCTAGCCGTAACTTATTGCGTAAAGGTAAATTACCTATCATCAAAGGTAACGTTACAGCATACGTTACGCTAGTGTTTCCTGATAACCGTACACGTGATGCTGATAATCGCTTGAAAGGATTATTTGACTGTTGGACAAAATCAGAATGTTTAATCGAAGATGACAGGTTTATTGATACTGTAATTCTTAACAAGAAAGTTATTAAAGGTCAGTCATTCTGTTTGAGCTTTGTAATGAGTTCTGATGATTTAAGCGACTTAGGATTAACCCTGAATAAAGATTACTTAGACAGCGTTTGTGAGAGGTTGTCTAATGAAAATTAAAGAGTTGATAGCACTACACACTGTACCTGCTAAATTTCTTCAAGCATGGGCATTATGGCAACGTAGCGAAATAGCTAAGTTAGGTTACAGCCGTACCAGTGCTATATGGGATAGTAAGTCAAAAAGATATTTAGATATTGACGAAAACGATTTAATGCTGATTGATAAGGCTGTAACACAGGTATGTCAAACATCTGCTCGTGAGCATTGGCTGATTGTTTATAAATACGTGCATAATTTTAATACACGATTTATCAAAGAAAGACTAGGTTTTGATGATAATCAGTATTACAGATTACTTGACAATGCAACAACACACTTTTACCAAAACTTACTAAAGTTAGTCGGTGAGCAATAATGATTGGATATAGGACCTATAACGCATTGATAACTCATAAAGGTGAGATTATCAAGCAACTTACTAAGGATTATATGCTTGACTATCATTTGCCTTACCTGGACGCTTTAAAAAACGCTGTAAGAGAATTTGATATTAAAGTCGAAGTGTTAAGTGCAAGTTTTAAAAAAGCTAAAAAGATTACAAGTAAATCACAAGCAGAATACAGCAAAAAAGCAGGATCAACTCAAAATAAACGTTGGCGCACAATCATTGATCCATTCACACAAAAGATGTATTCATGCGTTTTAGATTTATTGAGAAGTTACGGAGCTGAAAAGCATTATCAAGGTTTTCTAGGCAGATTAAAGCGATTAGGTTCTGTAAAAAAAGCAATGCTTGCTATTGATGTTATTGCTCGTAAATATCCTAACGAAGAGCCTACAACAAGCTATTACGCTAGGAATGTTAGATATAAGGGGGTTACTGATCATAAAGGAAAAAAATTTAGAGATTTAAAAGTGTTATGTGAGTATTACGGAGTTTCTTATACGAAGTTTTATAGATGGTTTGCGCATAAGGGTTATCCGATTGCAACATTAACACAGATGATTGAAAACAAAACATTTAACGATTTAGGAAAGTAAAACAATGAATTTAAAATTTAAAGTATTAAACGGCGGTAAGTTACCTACAAGAGCACACAGAGAAGATGCAGGCTTTGATTTATATTCACCTGTTGATGTAATTTTTTATCACATTACAAACATCATTAAATTAGGTGTTTGTGTAGAAATACCAAAAGGTTATGTGGGCTTTATTATGGGCAGAAGCTCATTAAGTAAAAACGGTGTTGCCTGTTTAACAGGTGTGATTGATAGCGGTTATACAGGTGAAATTGCTGTAGTTTTAAATTCTCTTTCTGTTGAGGATTTCACAAGGATCAAAAAAGGCGATCGCATCGCTCAATTAGTAGTAGCTAAGTTAGCTGATATTGATGATGCTGTTGCGGTTGATAGCTTAGAAGATAGCGAACGTGGCGCAGGTGGTTTTGGCAGCACAGGAGCTTAAGTATGAAAAAAGAACATGTAATAAATATTCAAAACAAAAAAAACAATATCTTTAGAATGTTTTATTAAAAAATTAAAAGTTTTTAAAAAGTCTTTAAAAAAGCACGGTTATAACACCAAAAATCTGCCAGTTTTTATAGGAGATGTAACAGACGATTTTAACGATATTAATAAATATAAAGGACTTGAACAAACAACTTTAGCAAGGGTCAATTTATACAAGTATTCTTAATAAACGGCGGAAATGTCAAAGGTGAGTTTGAAGATGTAAGCGTTGGCATGTTATTGATGAGTAATTGTACTGTTAAAAGATCAACACATTCTGCACGTTTTAAAGTAAATAATTGTTTTATGCCTGTTGATTGTATTAAGAAAATTGAATTAGGTTAAGAAAATGGTTTATGACTGTTCCGAACGTGTCTTTAAAGTAATTGATACTAACAATAAAGAAAGGTTTTTTAAATTATTTTCATATTTAAAAATTAGAAGTAAACAGATATTTTATTTTTATGAAGTATATGAAATTTTATATGCAAGGCAAAAACTAAAACAAATATCAGAATTAGTTTATGAAAGCAAAATTTATTCTGATGAGTACATATTTGAGTTAAGTTTAGAAGAAAGCGGTATTTATTGCAAAAATATAGAGGAAGTAAAACAATGAAATTTGATATTAAAGATGTTAAGTCATGGGCTAACCGACATGATGTTAAGGTTGGAGACGAGGGGTATTTTGCTGATAACATAGAAGAGTTAAAAACAGAAAACCGCACAAGAATGATTGCAGAAATTCTTGATGATCATGCTTTTTGTTTTTGTACTCCAATAAATAGGTATTCTTTCTTTTTACCATTAGAAGCGGTTAAAGAAGACAAGCCAAAAGAAAAGAAGTATCGACCTTTTAAAAACTTATATGAGTTTTATCAGTTTTTATCTTTTAATTCTCATATTACAGAAGAAGATTTTACTCCAGTAATGTTACTAGATCTTTATTTTAAATACAGAGAAAAGAAAGCCCTACGTGTTGCAAGTACAATAGTAATTAACAGAATTGACGTTGATTTGAAAGGTATTTGTGAGCCTAACATTGAGGGGAGAAATTTAGGACTGTGGTTTGATTATGCTGAAATCATGAATGATGATGGCGAATGGCAACCCTTTGGAGTGGAGGTGAAAGAAAATGATTAAAATTAAATCTATTGTAGAAATTACAGGAATGCTCGCAAGAGAAGAATTAAAGACAGAATATGAAAAAATCTCACTAAGAAAGATTAGAAAAATTATTTTAAATCATAGCCCAGAATTGGAGCATAAAATTCAAGATGTTGTCGGCTGTCGAAACAAAGTTCGCGTAAAAAATGTTGTAGTTACAGAGGAATAAAAAAAATGATGAATGATATTGAAACTATCCAAAAGATTTTGATTGTTAAAAATAAGCATAATAGCTAATATTTTAATTACTCCATAAGACGTGTTTTTGCTGTTTTTCACGCATATCAAAAAAAACAGATGTTATGGGTGTTTGGTTGAGTGGTTGATAACACCTGCCTACTAAGCAGGCAATCTTTTTATAAAGGTTCGTAGGTTCAAATCCTACAACACCCGCCATTGGCACAATAGCTTAAATGGTTAAAGCACACAACTCATAATTGTGAGTATATGGGTTCAAATCCTTTTTGTGTCACCATACAGATTTTGCCTATCTGCCTAGTTGCAGAAAAGGTTTTAGAAAACGCAGATTTTTATAATTGCGTTTTTGGTTTAGCGGTTCGGTAATGTATCGCATAAGAAATAACATTACTATTGCACATAAGAGTGCAGCTCATGTACCTAGTGCAATGTCGTTTATCCGACCAGGCAACGTTTAAAAGCTGTAAACGAAATTACAACTAAATGAGCAAATTTGCAGGGCATGTTAGTATCGCTTTTGCCGTTTCTCTCACTTCTAACGTAAAAAGAGTGTACAGTTTTCTAATAATAGGACCCTTTCCACCTGTAGAAAACAGGGCGCGCTTAGGGACAGTTTTTAGTTGCTAGTAGTTGATGCAACTCTAAATAAAATCACTACTTAGAATTTTTTCAAAGATGACCTCCTATAAAGCCCCTGTTTTTCAACTTTGCAGAGGCTTTTCATTTATTTTTACTTTTTACTTGCAAAATCTATAAAGCTATTCTATATTGTTGGTGTGACCGAAAATCACAAACAAATAACTAAGCGAGCGATTTATGCGACAAATAAATCATATCCCACCTTATAAAATACACTATCTTAGCATAGCTGTATCTGTTGCATGGTGAGTGTGGTGTGAATATATTGAATAAGCACCGTACATTCTTAGTTATGTATTTTCGGCACTCACCGCCCATATTTTTATGGGCTATCGAAAATCTTTTAAACTAAGGAAAATTAAATGACAAGTAATACTTATGTTATGCCAAATCTAGCCTTTGTTAAAAATAATCAAGTTTTAACAACAACTTACGCATTATCACAATGGGCTAATAGAGAACACAGGGGTGTTTTTCAAATTGTCACTCAAAATATTGATGCACTAAAAAGATTAGGTGAGGTTTCATTTGAAATGAAGCCTGTAAAAACAAAATCGGGAACACAGACTTTTAGAATTGCAACCTTAAACGAAGATCAAGCTAGCTTTGTTATTTGTTCAATGCGTAACAATGAACAGGCTAAAAATTTCAAGGTAGAACTTTTATTAGCTTTTAGAAAATGCCGTGAGCAACTGGCAAATGCACGTAAGGCATATTCAGAAGAGGCTATCAAAAAGCTACAGGCTAATAACTTTGAGGCTGGTTACGCAACCGCTAAGGCAACTTTTTGTAAGCCTGATTTAAACATGGTTACTACTCGTGAGCTTGTATCAAAAAATAATAACTTTGCTTTTGGTATCAGCAAGAATAGCTTAATGTATGAGTATCTTAAGGTTATGCGTAAGATTAAGGCTAACAAGGAACAATGGCAGCAAGAGGTTGAAGAGTTTAATTCTATCGTTGGTGATGCTTGTGAGATGTCTGAAAACTTTGAAAAAATAAAGGTG